CTCATCTAACTCAATCGAAAGATTGACATGGTTAAAAATTCCTTTGGACAAATTAATTAGTCTAAATAAGAATGGGTTTTTTGTGTTGATGTTTATATTTAATAAACTATCAGAAACATAGAAAGAAATATTTGATTGCACGTCTGTGCTATTCTCTATAACTATAGGAACATCTGCAATGACATCAGCATCTACTTTAATAGAACCATTAATGATTTTATTATGAAGAGGATATGTATTGAATCTATGATTACTTTCCTTTCGGCTTAGTATAACCTTAAATTCAGTATCCAGAGATGTGATCATGGTTGTAATTTTCTCTATATCGATAGTATTTTCAATGGAACCTTTGTTTCAGTTCATACCTATATCTGATATAGTTTTAACTATATTGAGAGATTGGATAACAATTAATTCATTTATGAATTCTGATTGGACATCCTCTATTACTGTAAATTCAGGAATAAATTCCTTAGGAATATTACCTGGGTAAAGATTTTTTAAATCAATACCGTCAATAGCTCTCAATTTTGCATACCATTTGTTAATATCATTACCATCAGCATCAAAGTTTGGAAACATTCTGAGATACTTGGTTTCGATATCTGTCATTTTGTTACGTACCAACTCCACTGCTCTAATAAGTAAATAAATGATCTTAAGATCATCCATCATATTAGGTGTTAAATTTAAGTCCTTTAACCTATTAGGTTGATCAGACAATAATTCAACTATATGTCTTGTACCATCAAAGGTACAATAAGCATATTCAGACAGTAATTGTAAATACGTAATATTTTCTTTATTAGACCTGGAGAGTTGTTTATAAAAACAACCTCCTTCTTGAAAAAGAGGTCTAATATTATCTAAAGTATAACCACGAGATACTAAATCATTAATGAAATAAGGTATCTCGCGGAAATCATCAACGGCATTGTTTAAAAGTGAAACAGATATAGGTGAAAGATTGACGGAATTCCCGTCTTCATCAACTGCTCCTAATAAGGAACATGTTGTAAATCACTGTACTCCGTTTATTTTTCCAATGGTCTTTGTTTTAGATATTTCACACCCCGAATTTTCCAAAAATCCTCTTCAGTACTCAGACAACTCGGGGTCAAACCCTTGGTTGTCATCTCCAACTGTAGAGAAGTATTTACATACTTCTTCTACTTTAAACGATTTACCTGTTTTATATGCTGAAAAGCGTCATAATTCAAGTAGAAACGCTTGGAAGAGATTGAAGGATTCATATGAACCCATTGGTTGTCCTACTTCATAGTTAATTACATCACCATTTTTGGTAGTAAAATCTATAAGAGACACCATTTCAAAGTAATCTTGAGCGAATCTAGGATTTACGTAGGCTGATAA